ATATATAGGGGCGAAGCCCCTTATATAATATATATAATATAATATATATACAACTACATAGATTTACTTAAGCCCCTCGTTGAGCATCTCCTGTCCTCCGAGGGGTTTAAGTAGTAAAAGAACAGGAGAAAATAATGATTCAACTTGGCGACTACAAATTGCCTGGACACATCTCGTACTCAGCATTCACAACTTACCTGACCTGTGGCTATCAGTATTACTTAGGTCGCTTACTGCAACTACCTGAAGAACCTAGCATATGGTCTGCTGGTGGTCGTGCATTCCACGCAGCAACTGAAGAGTGGGACAAACTAAATGACTAACCTATGGGCTGAGGCTTGGGCTAGAGAAACTAAAGATATAGATTTAACTAATGCTCGTGTTGCTGGCAGAGCAACCAAAGCAAATCCAAATAAGGAAGACGCTAACTGGTGGAATGAGCAAGGACCTGTATGGGTAGAGCAATACATCCTATGGCGTAAGAACAATCCTGAATGGAAGATATGGCGAACACCTCAAGGTGAGAGAGCCATTGAAATAGAACTCAATCCCGTAATCGCAGACGTGCCTGTGAAGATGGTGATTGACCGAGTGTTTGAGGTTAATGGAGAACTTGTGATTCTTGACCTCAAAACCTCGGCACGCAGACCAACGTCATTCCTACAACTTGGGTTTTACAAGATTGGTTTGGAACAGACGTTTGGTATATCAGTTAATCTAGGAAACTACTGGATGAGCCGTGAGGCTGGGACAGGAGAGATGATTGACTTAAGTAACTATACCTACGACAAACTAGAATTTATGGTGGCTGGCTTTGATAAGGCTCGCAAGTCTGGTATATTTCTACCGAATCTATCCAGTTGTAGTTTCTGTGGATTAACAGAACACTGCACATTTACGAAAGAGAAGTAATGAATATCAATTACAACATCTCAGGTCAGGACATCCTTGTCGCATACGACCTGAAAGTTATCACAAAGGCTGAAGCAAGAATGTTGCTTGGCAATCTAACCACACAGGAGGAAGATAGTGAATAACGAAGACTGGAAACTACAGGTTTCTTACAAGACCCCAGCAGGGGATATGATTAACATTCGCGCTAACACTGCTGATGAACTATCAGTATTGCTAGAGGGCATTGGTGATTACTCACCACAGATTGCAAGCGTTCAGCGTCTAGTAGTTGCGGCATACAATGTAGCCCCCCTGCAGACAACCGCTTCCACGCCAAGCACTCCGCCATTCACATCCTCCGCTCCAACCCAGGCAGCGGCTCCGTCAAGTACAGGTACTACTAGCCCTACTTGCGTACACGGCGCACGTGTATTCCGAAGCGGTGTATCAAAGAAGACTGGTCAACCATACGCATTCTGGTCTTGCCCTCAACCGCAGGGTGCTGACCAGTGCAAGCCAGTTAACTAAATAGAATTGATATAGGGGTAGTTGTAGTGGGGAAGTCAATTGCCCCTATATCATCTTAAGACAGGAGCAATAGATGAGAACATTAGTTCGTAGCGTAGGCAGAGCAGACATTGGTGGAGAACCATTGCCCTCTGTATTCAGAGCATTTGATACAAACAAGATTATATTTCGTAGGGCAGAAGTATCTATGTTGGCGGGTACGCCAGGCGTAGGTAAGTCAACACTAGCCCTAGCCTTAGCACTTAAGATGAGAGTTCCAACTCTTTACATCTCAGCAGATACCAATGCACATACAATGGCTATGCGATTAGCCTCAATGATTTCAGGTAAGAATCAAACTGACGTTGAGCATTTACTACAGAACGATACTGGTTGGACTAAAGCAACTCTTGCTCGTGGTAGCCATATCGTGTGGTCATTTGAATCTAGTCCTACCTTGCAGGATATTGATGAAGAGGTTCAAGCATTTGAAGAACTATGGGGATGTCCACCTGTGGCTATCTTCGTAGATAACCTGATGGATATTGCAACTGATGGTGGCGAAGAGTTTGCCTCAATGCGTGCCATTATGAAAGAGTTAAAGTTCCTAGCCCGTCATACCAACGCTGGCATTATTGTATTGCACCATACATCTGAAGCGGTAGAGGGCAGACCTTGCCAACCACGCTCTGCATTGCAGGGAAAAGTGGCGCAACTTCCAGCACTTATTGCTACACTTGGTGTTGTGGGAACTTCAATGGCAGTAGCACCAGTTAAGAATCGCTATGGCAGAGCAGATGCCAATGCGAATATAAATGTGTGGCTGGCATTTAATCCTGAGTATATGTATATGGACGACATACCTGAAAGCGTGTGAAATGATTAGAGAAGAAGAAGACGATATGACCCAAGAGATGCGAGCGCAGATTCTTGCACAAGCAGACTTGATGATGAAAGATAAGTTAGGTCGTATCATTAATAAGATATTGGCAGAACGCCCAGCAGTAACCGACCAGTACACCACAGGTGTAGTTGATGGGTTAGAGTGGGCAGTGCGTATTATCTCTGGAGATAAGAGCGCGTCCTAAGTGCCAAGTCAATCCCGCAAACACAGAGGATACCGAACTCAAAAGGTTTGGGCTGAATACCTAGCAGAGAATGGTTTTCCATTTGCTGAATCTACTGGAGCAGGGCGCAGTGGAACTGATATTACTGGGACGATTGGTATTGACTGGGAAATAAAAGCACGCACAGGATTTAATCCTGCTGCTGCTATTGCACAACTCAAAGACAGGAAGAGTGATGACCTCGGCATTGTAGTCTTAAGACTTAATGGACAGGGAGAGAAGTCAGTAGGTGATTGGGTTACACTTCTTAGAGGTGAAGACCTAGTGTGGCTACTGCGAGAGGCAGGATATGGTGATAAAAATTGATAACGACTTACCAAGTATCAGGGAAATCCTTGAACACTATGGAGCAAAACTCAGAAGCACACACGGACAAGTCAATCTCAAGTGTCCATTCCATTCAGATACACACCAGTCTGGAAGTGCAAACCTTGATAAGAACATCTTTATTTGTTTCGCGTGTGGTGTACAAGGAAATAGTTTACAAATAATTTCAATACAAGAGGGAGTGGATATACGTGAAGCAAAGCGTATTGCAGAAAGAATTACTGGGGAAAGCAACGGAGAAGTACGCGGAAAACATTTATCAGGCGGAAGACTACCTAAGAAACAGAGGAATCCCTCTGGAAGTAGCACGGCTGGCGCGATTAGGCGTAGTCGTAGAGCCTGAGACTGGGCACGAAGCATTCGTTGGTAGGTTATCTATTCCTTACATCACCAAGAGTGGTGTCGTAGACCTACGCTTTCGCTCCTTAAGACCTGAAGTTGAACCAAAGTATATGGGACTTACAGGTGCAGAGACCAAGATGTATAACGTCCTTGATGTTGAGAGGGCTGGGGATTTTATAGGAGTGTGCGAGGGTGAACTGGATACTATTACTATGTCTGCTTGCATTGGCATTCCCTGCATTGGAGTACCTGGTGCGAACTCGTGGAAGCGACACTACACACGATTGCTTGCAGACTTTGAGAGAGTGTTCGTCTTTGCTGACGGAGACCAGCCAGGTACAGAGTTCGCCCGTAGTCTTGCCCGCGAATTGCCAGTTACTATCGTACAATTACCAGAGGGAGAAGATGTTAATTCGGTGTACGTGCGACAAGGTGCTGACTACTTAAGGCAGAAAGTAGAACTTAATGGATGATTACAGATGTGATGGATGCAAGCAAACTTTTGCTGATGGCTTTGAATTTGTAGACCACTACTTAGAAGAAGACGAAGAAGAGTTTGACCCATCACTCATCCTACCTAATGGCTATCGTTTACAGATAGGTTCATTACTTAGATTCTTTTTTGATAATGCAGAAGAACCAACACAAATCAGACAAATTGCACAATCTACATATGTTACACTATTTGCTGCGGAACAAGATGAACTTGATTCGGTAGTGGATATGATTGAAGATATGGTTGTTCAATCAGAAATGTTAAGGTTTGACGAAAGTCTTAACTCACTACTTAAGGAGCAAGAACCCAATGACGAGGGCGGAGAATGAGGAAGTATGGACCATCATCCAGTATCTAATGAACTTGAATTTGAAAGTAGTAGAGTACGAGAAATCGGACAAAACACTTCAGGTAACCATAGAGTTCCCTCTGCTTTCGCGCAGGACGTAGAAGATATTATGTCCGAACTTTCTTTCTTACTGATTAGTAAGCATCAGGATTACGGACCAAAGAATATTGCTGACGCACCTGGCGGTGCTATCAATGGATTACTTGTGCGTATGCACGACAAGATGGCACGTCTTAAGAACTTACATTACAACAATAAGTCTGCTAACTATGAATCAATTGAAGATACATATAAAGACTTGGCTAACTA